CCACAGTAACACCTTCACCATCACCACCAACACCGCCAGTGCTGATTCCAGCCATTGAGCCGTTCTGTGTTGCTGTTCTACCGTTCGTCGAGTTGCGGTTCATTAGGCTGTAGCCTGCACCGCCACGGCCAGCAGCAGCCCCCTTGTAAGAAGGTGGGATGATGCTGCCTATGTTTGAAATTCCAGTGCTGAGTCCTGCACTGCTCGCTCCAGACACGGCGATGTTGCTTGCAAGCAAAGAACCTGAAGCGGCTTTTGGTGCACTGTTAACAGTTCCACCAGCCGAAACGCCTGAACCTAGGTAAGGTCCTGGGTCAACCTTAGCGCCATTCTTTTTAAGTTCGAAGTGAAGGTGAGGTCCGCTTGAAAAGCCTGTGTTACCGCTCTGGGCGACTACTTCGCCTTGAGCCACCTTCTGCCCGATACGGACGTTTGAAGAGTTTAGGTGGGCATACAAAGTAGAGAACCCATCAACGTGAGAAATCTCAATGTTGTTTCCGTAAGAGCGAGAGCCGCTTCCAGAGCCAACAGCGACCACAGTACCCGCTGCGGCTGCTTTAACGGGAGTGCCTGTAGGTACACCGTAGTCAATAGCGTAGTGACCGCTTGGGTGGAGTTCGTCTTTAGTTCCATACTTACAGGTGATTGGTCCATTGACAGGGTGGATTAGAGTAAATCCTCTACCGCCAGTGTTAGTTACTGACGCTCCTGTTACGGTTGAGTTTTCACCACCAGTAGCAAACCCGATACCGCCACCAATGAGGCCACCGATACCTGCGCCGATACCAGTACCGACACCTGGGATAACGCTACCAATCATGGCACCGATACCTGCACCTGTAGTTGCTCCGCCTACCGCACTGCCTGCCCTGCTTTGAAGGCTGCCCTGCTCGGAATCTGCCGCAATAAAGTCTCCTGCCACACCACCCGCTATAGAAAGACCTGCGGTTATGAGGCCGCCTTTAACACCCTTTTTAAAATTCTTTGTGACGCTTTCCTTCAGGTCAAACTTTTTACCTGCTCCAGCCAGTTTGGCACCAAGGTAACCCGTTCCTAGTGAGGTTAGAATGTCCCCCATTCCACTAAACATGTTTTGAACTCCTTGGGCTGCACCCGACATACCTGGGTCTTTAAGTGCTAAGTTAACACCAGCAACAAGTTGCGCCAAACCACCCATAGCCTCGATAGCGCCACGAACGCCTTGTTCAAACATTTCGACAGCAACAGCACCCTTTTTCATACCTTCAACGTAGTCGGCAGCGGCTGTTTGCATAGTTCCAGTAATAGAAGAACTTACATCGTTTGAAGGCTGTAGAGGGTTGTAGCCAACGATGCTCTGTATCTTCTTCATGTCGGCTGGGTCTTGCGAGAACATGTCTACGCCCTGAGCACCTAGTTGCAAGTAACTCTTAAACAGTTCCTGCTGACCAGCGTCTAGTCCAGAAGACTCGATAGCAGCCCCAAGCATACCGCCCTGGAGACCAGTGTTAATTTCTTCAAGAGAGAAGTTGTTAAGACCCATGCGGTTTTTAAGTCCGCTAAAGATTTGAGAAGGCGTACCACGTTCACCCGTGTTTGGGTTAGTTGTGAACAGGCCAAAGTTCTGCATAAGCGCAGAAGAAGTTCGTCCGCTAGTTAGCGAACCTAAAGCCATCGCTGCATCAGCGTTTGGCATGTTTATGTAGCGAGCAGCGTTAGCGACGCTGGCGGTCAAAGCCTGGTATTGGCTTCCACCGACTAACTGCCCACTAGCACCAAGTTGCGCTTGGATACCGAAACTGGAAAGGATACTTCCAGTAATCATGTCGCCACCAGGTTCGGTGATTCCACCCTTCATGTTAGTGAAGGTGGCTTTACCAACCTTGTTCCAGTCAGTTCCGCTAGTGATACCTACTTGGTAAGCGGCGGCGCTTCTAGCAGTTGTAGCCTCGACGTTAGGCATAGAGCCCAAAATGGCCGCACCAGCACCTGTAAGCATGTTCACAGCGCCCTGGAACACGCCCAACCTAGTCATCGTAGCGGCGGTGCTGTTAATCATGTCAGGAACATGGCCCAACGAGTTCGCCATGATGTTTCCACCAGACGAACCCAGCGCAAGTGCGCCAACACCAGCGTTAGTTACTTTAGTGCCAGTTCTGTTGGCGACAGTTCCTAGGGCGAGGTTAAGCCCTTGAGCACTGGTTGTGATTTGCTTAAGGAGGGTGTCCATCCTTGATAGCGCATTGTTCATCGCATCAAAGTCTTGTGTTACTTCAGACACTAGCCGTTCACAACCTTTCCATACTCTCGGGCTACCTCTAGCCAGTTTTGGCGTTCTCTAGGAGTTAATTCTTTAATCTCCGTTAGAGTCCACCCTTTAAAACTTTTAGTTAATGCAAGCCAGTCCCGCATCAAACCGTTGTAGTTCGTTACGTTAGAACCGAAACAGGGTCCCGAGATTAATCGGAACCGCTACCTCGCTTTCGCAATCAGGGCATGTCACAGACAAGTTACCGAACTGTGGCCCAACATTACGCTTAGCGATTTCTTCAACAATGTCTCGACGGTCGAGAACACTGAGAGCCTGCACCTGCTGCTTAGTGATTACTGGTCGCCCGTTAATCTCTAGAACAGTCTGCTCCAAAAGAATGGTTGTCTGCTCAGCAACCGTGTAGTCGTCATTAGCAAGCAGTTTCTTCTGGGTTGCACCTGTAGGGAGGGTTACAAGAAACTCGTTCTTCTTTCCCCTGACCATGAAGGTGCGGTCTTCGTCTGGGTTCAACATGACTTTGCGCTTGATGTCAGCGTCAACATCAATCTGAACAGTCTTCAAGTCCCTACAACCATTGCAGTAGGCACCTAGTTCTGCTTCATTACCAAAAGTGGATTTGAAGATTCCCAGTAGAAGTTCGTCACGGTCACCGATGAGGAGGTCATCGAGCATCTGCTCAGTTGGCTTTACGCCGCCTAGGCTCACCGTAGCACGGCTAAGAATGGTGTTAAACACCTTAGACGCACCGTTGGCTTTAGCGATGGCTTCCTCGTCCTTACCGTTAAGTTCACGTACCTCAGCGGTTCTGACAATCTCCCCGTCGGCGTTAATAAAACCGCCAGGGAGATTGACAGACCCATCTGAAGGAGGAGTGATTTTTGCTGGTTCGATTGTTTCTTCTTGGCTGGTTGCCTGAGCAATCAGGTCGTTTGCCAAGGTCGCATTGTTTGCCGCTTTTAGTACTTGTTCTGCCATGTTATTTTCCTTTTGATGTTGTTATTAGTCGGTGAAGGCTGGTGCGCTGTCGATTAGGTTGTCTGCCCAACGAATGTCGAAACCTTCGTGAACGATAGACATCTGCTCTACTAGGATAGCGTTGTCACCTGCGTTTAGGTCCGAGTAAGCAAGTGCGCTAATCCAGGCGTTGTACACCTTGAAACGCATTGCTACGTGGTCTTCCTGCGTACCGCTAGTGTCGTAGGCATCGACCGAACCATCGGCAGCCCCTGTGGCGCTCTGCTTACCAGTCGAAGCAACAGGGTGAGAAAGAACATCAATCTCAATGTCGCAACGGAAGTTCTCAGGTAGCGAACGAGTTGTCGAACCCTGAACTGTCTGGAACAGTTGGCGCATCCAGTTGTAGTTCTGGCTTGAACCTAGAAGCACACCACGCTGAAGCGAGATAGGTGCAAACGAGGTCTGACCAGGAATCTGGTGAACAGTGGTGTTGTAGCCACCTTCACGGTAAGGGATAGACTCAGTCGAAACTGCCATACCCGAAACCGATGTGAAACCAAAGGTAGCAGTGGTCAACTTCTTGGCCCAACCACTGATGTCGTTAGCACCACCAGTCGCTCCACCTGGGATGCTGATTGTCTGAGGAATGAAACGAACCAAGAAACGGAAGTTTCTTAACGGGTCAGTCGCAATCGTCGAACGGTTGTTGATAATAGTAGCCATTGTTTATTTCTCCTTCGGTTACTGGCCAGTGATTTGGCTGAGGTTAATCACTACGAACTCGGCAGGGTACTCAAGAGCAACACCCACTGAGATGTTTACCTGACCAGCCTGAATGCTTGCAGGTGTGTTGTTCTCTTCGTCAACCTTAATCCAGTAAGCCTGTGGGGCACTGTTGCCCTTCAGACCACCCTGGTTACGGTATTCGTTCAAGAAAACGCTGATGGTGGTGCGGAGTTGCGCCCACAACTTGTAGTCGTTGTTCTGGAAAACAGCAAACTGAGTGATGTTCTCCAACTGCTTCTTGATGTAGATAAGCGAACGACGAGTGTTGACGTAACGGTTAGCAGTACCATCCTGTAGAAGAGTACGGCCACCCATAACCACGATGCCTGCACCTGGAACGTTGCGGATTGCGTTGATTGGGCTACCAATCGTTCCGTCGTTGTTTCCAGTGTTCAGTGCGTCTAGGTCACCTGGGGTGAATGCACGCTCAAGCGAAACTGCGCCACGAATGGTAGAGCCAGTTCCTGCTGGAGTCTTGAATGGACCAAATGCCTTGTCGGTGGCTAGGAACAGACCTGCTACTGCAGATGCAGGACCAACCTTACGCAGAGCCTGACGGCTGCGACCTAGTGGGTCAGCAATGAAGTAGTTCGGGTAGTACGCTGCACCATGCGATGAAGCCACCAAACCGTTTGCGTAAGTCAGCGCATCTGCAACGCTTAGCGATGGTGCAGTGTCTACAACAGCGAAACCGTTGTTGGCTGCTGCCCAGTTAATCATTGCGGTGTGCACAGTGTCTAGCGAAGTGCCTGGGGTGCCATCTGCATCGTAAACAAACTTGGTGTACAGTTCAGGTGCGAACAGTACTAGCGGACGGTCGATGACATCCAGCGGCGAGGTGCCGTCGGTAGCCAATAGGTCCGAGTAGTCTGCAGCAACCAGAGTACCGCCGTCGCTTCCGCCTGTTAGAGGAAGTACAGCGTCGATTGCCTGAACTGCTGGAGTTAGTTCGTTGTCGGTGATTGTGATGGTGATGTAGTTAGACGAGTTGTTAACTACAGTAGCCACGTAGTCACCTGAAGTGATGTCATCAAACACAACGTTGGTGAAAGACTCAACAAGAACGTCGTTTGTTCCGTTGTCGTCGTTGGTGCCAACTAGGTTTGTTGATACCTCTTCGTAGACGTAAAGGTTGAACACACCGCCGAAAGCAGCAGTGATTTGAACACGGAGGTTATTGCCACCTAGACCACGGTTAAGTGCGGTGACTGTACCTAGGTTGGTTGCTTCTGTGGTTGACGGAAGGTCAACTGTGGCGAAGTCAGCAGTGCTCGAAAGAACACGCTTGACGTAAAGTTCTGAACCACCATTGATAAAGAACTGGTTGATTCCGAAAGTAGCAGGGAAGGCTGCGTTGTAGCCACCGAACTTCTGAGCGAAATCGTACCAAGAGGTCACGAGCGTTACCGCTTCAGGACCCTTAGCGAAAGCACCAAGAGCGGCACCAGCGGCGTTAGCCACACCAGCGGACGCTACTGGAGCAGGAAGTAGAGTTTCACTTACGTAAACTCCAGGACGACTGTAAGTCATTTTTCTCCTTAGTAGTTGATTGTTTTCTGAAGGTACCGTTTAAAGGGCAGGATTGTTTTCTGTAATAGTTGTTGCAACAGTTTGTACGGGAAATAGTGCTCTGAACTGTCCCTGTGCGATTTCGCTAGAAACTCGAACAGTTACGGCGTTGACAAACAAACGTTTGCCTTGTTCTGTGACATCTCTTTTGGAGACATCCATAACCTCTAAGCGTCGAACTGTGTTGTCGTCTAGCGTCAACTGTCCGAAGCGTAAAGGAAGTTTGCTGTACATGAGTTGGCTTAGCAACTCTCTGTCGTGTCGTGGGTGACGGGAGTAAGTAGTGATTTGGTAGTCAATCATTACAGGGATTGGCATCTCTACTTCAAAGTCGTGAATTGTAGGGTCAAACGCAACAGCGTTGCCGTCAGCGTCCACAACTCTGTCTGGAGCCAAGTACGCACCAAGTTCGTCATAGTGAACTAGTCCACGCATTTCTCGGGCCGAGTCACGCATCACGTCAACCATGTCGATGGTGATGAAAGGGAAAATCTGTGCACGGATTTCCTGGTCAGGCTGACCAAACCAAACACCAACCTGACGTGGGGTTGCCACGCCGTCAGCCTTCTGGTCGTGAACGATAATTCCCTGAAGGTTCTCTCTAAGAGCCTTGTCTTCGGATAGCAAAAACGTCATTAGAATCCCTTCCAGTGATTGTTCATTGCCATAGTGAAAGCCTGCTTAGCCATTAGTGGGTCGTTTGCATACTTGCGGATGGTCGCCTTAGGACGGCTTTGAGTGTTACCGTACTCGTGAACAAACGCACGCTCTTGGTAATCAGGGTGAATTTTCGTTGAGAACTTATTGCCCTCGTAGACGACGCTCATGTTAGCGACAACGTCTTCGTCCCAGCCATCATTAAGGGCGTGGTGACGCAACTGGCTCGTCATAAAACGAGCGGTGTCGTGCGCTGCTTTCTGCGATGCCTTGACTATCTTCTTCACTTCTTATTGCCTGTACGCTTGGCGATTGTTCCGCCAACGTAGCCAGCAATTACAGCGTAAAGAATACCTTTATCCATACCTGGTTTGGCTCCACCAATGCCACGGATAAACTCTGCACGTTCGGCAGGTGTGGCATAGTCGGACACTTTCATCCACCATGGTTTGTAGTCTTTGGACGACATCGCAAAATCCTTTTTCAAGGCGCAGGGCTACGTTAGTAGGCAGGAATCCGCACGGATACCTACTCTCTAAGGGTAAAAGAAAAGCCAGCACTTGGCTGGCTAAACTTTTGTTTGTGTAGGATTACTTGCGCTTCTTGGCGGCCTCACGCTTATCTTCACGCTTCTCACCTGCTTTGCCCTCACGCTTCTCGTGAGCAGCGTGCTTAGCCTTGATGCCCTTGATAATCTTGGCGTCAATCTTCTTGTCTTCAGCCATAGTGCGTGGCTTCTTCTTGGCACCGTGAGCGTCGTCAGCCTTCTTGAAAGCCTTCTTCTCATCCTTCTCCGTTAGACCAGCCTTACGGAGCATCGCTGCATCCTTCTTCTTGTCCTTGGCTTCGGTGTACTTGCCTTTTTCGTATGCTGGTTTACTTGCCATTTTGGCTCCTCATCTTTCCTTCTGAGTTCTTGCGACGAGCCGATAGGCTTTGGTCACGCTTCATGTTTGGGTTTTTTAAAGTTACCTTTGGAACCTTAGGAACGTTTAGTTTTGTTGACGGACCTTTTGGTTTTAGAGGCTGCTTTGGTTTGGGTACTGGCATTGCTCTTCTTTCCTGCTCTCCGCTGGTTTTCTTTAGCCACGTTCTTGCTGTGGCTTATAGCCTGCAGGTTTGATGAGCGGTCATCTCCTGCACGGCCTTTATTGTTCTTGTGGTCAACATCGGTATCCTTGGACAGTTTACCATTCTTAGACTCATAGTCTGCACGAGCCTTGTTCTTAGAAGTGGTTTTCCAGGTGCCGTCAGCCTGCTTAGTCTTGTAAACGTAGATAGGACGCCCACCGTTAGCGGCAGACCCCTTGTATGGTCCAAACTTCTTAGTCTCAGCCATTTTTCCTGCGCCCCTTCTTACCAATTTCTGGGTGTTCCTTGTGATACTTCTTAGTAGCGGCAACACCTTGAGCCACGGTTTTTGAGCCTGCAAGTTTGGTTAGGTTCATACGTTCCTTTTTACCAGACTTGCTGTTTTGCTCAACAATGATGTCGCCCTTATTACCAGCACCACGGTCTTCTTTTTTCTTTGTGACCTTGTGCTTCAATCCACCTGCAGTAACTTTAGTCATTAGCGGTGCCTCGCAGTCTTCTTAGCAATCTTCTTAGGTTGAGCAACAAACTGCTTACCAGGCTTGCCGCCATCGCCCTTAGCCTTTGCACGGTTAGTGGCTTTCTTTTCAGCAGGAGTCAACGACTTCCACGCCTTCTCAGGAAGGTAGCGCTTTTTACCCTCAGACGGTTTACCATCCGAGGTTGTCCACTTTTCCTTAGTCCACTTGTCCAGTGACTGCTGAGATTTTGCTTTAGCCATTAGTTCTTGTAACCTCCGCCAGCCTTCTTGTATTCAGAAGCCAACAGTTGTGCTTTACGTGCCGACCACTCGCCAGGGTCTCCACCCTTAGAGCCAGCCTTAATCTTGTTGAATAGTTGCTTACGAAGGGCAGGCTTGGTGTAGTTACCTGCTTCGTTTACTCGAGACTTAGACTTCTTTTCAGCCATGGTGACACCCCACACAGCGAACTTCCCAGCCGCCCATACCTTTAGAGGTGATGCCTTCACCAACGCCTACCTTAGTCCCACAACCAACGCACTTACCTGCGTACTTGTTGGCAAAACCTTTAGGCTTTGGTGCTGGAGTTGCAGGAGTTTCACGAGCAGGTTCAGGTCGAGGTTGAGTAGGCTGTTTAGCCTGAGCGACTCGACCCTCAATCATTGCTGTGCGGGCCTCCTCACGAGAAGAGTACTCTGTGCTATTGTGGCTGTAACCTCGACCGTTGCAGTCAAAGCACTTGCCGTCCTCTACGTCGCTGTGTCTAGGAATAACGCCTGAACCACCACACTTCATACAGCCAGCGACATACTTGCCGTTAGGCTTTTGTGTGATAGGTGCTGCATTTCCTGCCGCTGTTGCCCTATCAACTCGTGCCTTAAGTTCCCGCTCTGCGGTTCCAGCAATGTAGTTGTCTAGGTGAGTACCGAAGTGTTTTGCAAGTGCTTTTCCGAAGTGCTCGTCCCAAATAGCGCTCGCAGCACGCACCTTTGCGCTCGCACTGTCATAGTCAGGATTGTCTTTGGCGGCGCTGAGTGCTGCCTCTACGTCCTTATGGGCAGCAGTGGCTTTGGGGTCCTCTTTTGCTGCATTGGCCGCAGTCTGGGCAATTCCCTCGGTGTCGGGATGATAGTAGTTATCATGAAGCCACTTAGCATGCTCAGGTTTTAGGTACGGTTTTGCCATACCGTCGACGATGCTGGTGTACATGTCTCTTGACACTATTTATTTCCTAGTCTCTTTGACATAGCAGCAGCCTTAGACTTAGCATCAGCCTTAGACGTTGCGCCCCAAGCCTGAAGGCTTAGGAGAAGTCTAGTAGGTTCTCCATTAGGCTTCCTTTCAGGACCAGGCATGTTACCCATGCGTGCCAAGAAAGATGCACGACGTGGGTTATCGCCAGACTTTACAGGTGCTTTGAGATTCGAACCAGGATTGGCTCGTTCATAAGACTTACGTCCCTTTTCGTTAAGGCCACCCTTAGGGTTTTTACCAGCCTTTTTCTGCCACGCTTCGCTTCCCATTACGCCTTCTTAAACTTAGGGACCTTCTTAGGGCCCTTGCCCATGGTGCCGTGCTTGGCGTGAGCCTTCTCACCAGCGGTGTCGTAAGGGTTCTTCTTGATGTTGCCCTGCTTAGTGGCCTTCACCATCTTCTCGCCCTTACCAGTTTTAGTTACTGCCATTTCTTTTCTCCTTAGTTACTTTCTCTGGAAGTTGTTTAATGTTTGGCGTTTTCTTTGCCCATTCCTGAGCCACCTTAGGGTTCTTAGCGTACAGCAAACGCATCTGCGCCAGTGACTTAAAAGGCATTAGTCGTACCAGATACCGTTGCCAGCAAGAATCCAGTCGTTTGTACCAATCTTAATTAGTCGTGTAACGCCTGTTCCTGTAAACCCCATGTAGTTGGTGCTTGTTCCGTTTCCTTCGCCGTAAACATTAGAGCGAGTATCAGAGCCGTCATGGGTCTGTTCACGCATCATAATGGATGCGTCAATGGTCACAAAAGTAATGACTGTTCCAATTGGAAATGCGACAGAAGCATTAGCAGGAACAACAAAGTCCTGGTTGTAGTTATTTTCGTCTTTAGTTACCACAATCATTGTTCCAGCGTCAGCCAGCGTGAGAGTGATGTCAGTGGTAGTTGATACAATCGGGTTTCTAGTGCTAACTTTGAGTGCGTTAGTGTCTAGGTGGTCTAGGGCAGTGTTTAGGGTGGTTCCCCAAGCAGTCTGTCCAACTGTAGGTTTAACGAGCGGCATGGTTACTCTCCGTAAGGGTCAGAGCCATAGCCACCAGAGCCATAGCCGATTGTTCTAAGGTCTGCCTTAACTGGTGTGGCATACTTCTGGAACTGTGGGTCGTTTACTAGTTCTTCAGGGTTTAGTTGGTTGCAGTCGATGGTTACGACGGTGTAACGGTTTGCAAACGAACCACGAGGAAGAACACGGGTTGGAACGAATACGCTTCCACGGTACACGATGCGGTCTTTAATGTGGCGGTTAGCGTCCGTAAGAATCGTAGGGAGAAGTCTTTCAACTTCACCAACGTTGATTACTAGTCGAAGTGTGTCAGTTACGTAGAAACCACGCTCGTTCATGACGTTAGTACCACGAATGAACTGGGCCATGATGACAGGGAACTTGAATGGAAGCATCCAGCGACGACCACCGCTAACACTAGAACTGGAAACGTCATAGATGTCGTCAACGATTGTTGTGTAGTTTTGCTCTAGGTAGTAGTCCTGCCAACGGAACCAGTCAACGTCAACACCTACGGTTGCGCCAAGTTCTTCTCCGATGCCTTCGTACATAGACTTGGCTTCGTAGTCAATAGTAAAGCGGCCGTTGTCGGCTCCACCACCACGCATTAGAGACCTTCCTAGCCTATTGTTCCCCATGTAGGGGTTGAGCCAGCGGCGCTGTTAGACTTAACAGCACTGGCAGTAACGAATGAGGTTCCATTCCAAACTTTTGTTGCAGTAACTGGTACAAAGGTAGAGCCATTCCAAACAGTAACTGCGCTTGTAAACGCATCGTAGGTCACCGTGGTAGCCACCGATTCACCAAGAGAAGAAACAAAACCCTCAGCAGTAATGGTTAATCGGTACTCTTTTCCACCCTGTAGCCCTGTGACTGCAACGTTTGTTCCAGTTTCTAACGACGAGGTGTACACAGCCGAGCCACCAGACTTAAGCGCCAACGATACACTGACACTTCTAGGCAGGGTAGACCCATTCCAGTTCACAGACCAGTTTAGGGTCAGTGATTGTGTGCCTCTGGTTAGGCTTCCACTAGGAATAGGACCAATAGCCATTAAATCTGAATCCAGACGTCACCAACAACCCAACCGCCTACTGGTGTAGATGGCTGAGTAGAACTGACATAGATACGGTTTCCACCTGTGGTTAGCGAGGTACCTGTGGCACCTACTTCACCTGCAAGAGCAAAAGTCCAAGAAGTGATAGTTCCAGAACCGCCTGTGCGGTCTACAGAAACAGTGATGCTAGTGTTAGCCACCAGCGACGTGATTACACCTTCAAGATAGTTAGACGCTGAACCAGTGTTGATAACTCGCACACGGTTACCTACAGCAAATGCGCCCGTGTTCGCTACGGTGAAAGTTTTAGAGCCTGTAGAGATACTCTGAGATGTAGACGATGTGCTGCTTGCGTAACCTGCACCTGTCGCACCAGTTGGGCCTGTGCTTCCTGTGCTTCCTGTGTCACCCTTGTCTCCCTTAGGGATACTGAAGTTGAACACGGCAGCACTGCTAGTGCCAGCGTTTGTAACAGTGGCACTCGAACCAGCAGCACCTGTAGTGACAGTGCCTACGGAGATTGTGGCTGCAGTTCCTGTGTCGCCCTTTAGACCGCCCAAGGCAAATGTCCAAGAAGTGTATGTTCCGCTACCAACAACTAAGTCAACAGAGACTGTAATGCTGGTGTTTGCGCTTAGGGAGGTGATTGTTCCTTCGGCGTACTTGTCGGCGGCGTTAATGATACGGACACGGTTACCTACAGCAAACGCACCCGTGCTTGCCACAGACCAAGTCTTTGAGCCTACAGTCAGGGTATTGCTTGTAGTAGAGGTAGCGCCTGAATAGCCAGGACCTGTGGCACCTGTGCTGCCTGTTGCACCACGTGGGATTGAGAAGGCAAATACGGCTTCACCGCTAGTTCCAGTGTTAGTAACAGTTGCGGAAGAACCTGCAGCACCCGTAGTAACTGTCCCCACAGCAATCGTGGCTGCCGCACCTCTAGGGATAGCAAAGTCAAGAACAGCAGCACTTGTGGTGCCGCTGTTAGTCACAGTGGCATCTGAGCCAGCGTTTCCTGTGGTTACAGTTCCGACAGAGATAGTGGCAGCATCGCCTGTGTCACCCTTGTCGCCCTTGTTTCCTCTAGGGATAGTGAAGTCAAAAACGGCCTCTTCAGATGTGCCCGTATTAGTTACGGAGGCACTTGAACCAGCGGCACCAGTTGTTACTGTTCCCACCTCAATGGTGGCTGCAGTACCCTGAGGTCCAGTTAGATTCTGGAAGGCTAGGGAGTTCCACGCAGTAGAGCCGTCACCAATCTTGAAGTATCCAGCATTGGTTCCGCTTGTGACGTAGCCTATCTCACCTGCGGCTAGGACAGGGTTAGCGTTCGACCAGTTTGTGGCTGTGTCTCTGCGGTGTTGGATTCTTGTTTGAATGGGCATGTATTCACTTTACCTTAGATAGATTGAGGGGTCAGGCTAAGCCTCGAGAGCCTCGATGCGTGCGGTCAAACTCTCGACCATTCCAATGAGGTCGTTGATAGCCTGCGCCATTACAGGGATGATTTTGGCTTCCATTACCTCTTGATAGATAGGCTTACCGTCTTCATCAACAGCATCCTTTTCACCAACAACTGCGTCAGGTTGCACCTCAGCAAGTTCATGTGCCAAGAAACCTGTGTGGAGATTATCAGAAGGGTCAATTTCATTAATCTTGTAGAAGGTATAGGCTTTAGCCTTCTTCATGCGTTCAATAGCATCACTCACAGGAGTGATGTCCGTCTTCATGCGGTAGTCCGAACCAGAAGCAAATGCTGGGGTACCACCAGAAGCAATGTTGATTACACCGTTGTTAGTTCCGTTGTAAATAAACTGGAAGAACGGAACAGTACCTGAGGTTCCGTAACGGTGGGCGTAGTAAACGATACCTGCGCTTCGTGCTGAGAGCACGTAACCGTTAGGGTTCATGTACACACCAGGGTCTTGCGACGTGGTTGTTGCAGATTTTCCATTGTGAGAAATAACGTTACCTGCGTACACGTTAGTTCCAGCAATAAGCGCAGTACCAGATTCAATAGCGTCACCAGCGTAAATAGTTCCTACACCAGCCGTAGGGTTGTACACGTACAGCCCGCCATAGACTGTTAAGTTTTGGGCGTTACCAGCCGAACCGAGGTTAACTGCCCCTGTAAACGACGCACCGCTGAGTGCGGCGTACGAAGTTGATGCCTGAGTTGCCATGGTACCCAAACCAAGGGTTGTTCTGGCTGTAGAGGCGTCAGCATCATCTACTAGTGAGCGACCGAATGAAGTAAACGTAGCAAGTGCCGCAGTACCAGCACCAGTGTAGTAAGGTAGTCGGTCTGCCGCCGAGGTCAGACCAGCAATAGCAGCCAAGTCGGCATCGTAAGCCTGGACGTTGGTTCCGATAGCAAGCCCCAACGTTGTTCTAGCGGTTGAGGCATCTGCATCATCGACCAAGGACCTACCGAATGACGTAAATGTAGCCAAAGCAGCCGTGCCTGCGCCAGTGTAATAAGGTACTCGGTCTGCTGCTGAGGTCAGGCCTGCAATAGCGGCAAGGTCCGCATCGTACGCTTGAACGCTTACACCAATGTCCCCAGTGTAGACACCGTTAGTTACAGAGGTTGCGTTTCCTGAAAATGTGGCTGCAGTAATAGTTCTGCCAGCAGCGTTTAAATCAGTAAGTATCTTTTTGGCCATGGACTAATCCTAACCAACGATGACGTACGTGTATGCGCTTCTGTCAGATACCGAGGATGCAAATGTAAAGGTAGTAGTTCCGCCAGAAGTCGATGCGTTAGTCACATCAACTTCAACCTGAGCACCAGTAGAGGTCTCAAACAGTTGTGCGGTAACCCACTGCCCTAGAGCGTGGTTAACAACAATCGATGAGCCTGACGAAGCAGGTCCAGCAGCAGTTACCTTCTTGGTGTAGGTGTTGGTGTCAACCGATAGGTTACCGCTCGAGTCAGACTTAACAAAACCAGCAGACGATAGACCAACCTTGGTAAGGCTCGAGTTAACAACTCCAGCACCAAGGGTTGTCGCATTTAGGACGCTGTTACCAGCGATGTGGTATGCCTGACCTGTGGCTAGGTCAAAGTCTTCCGACGATGTCCAAGCCTGAGTCGAACTAACCCAGTTAAGAGTCTTGTCAGTGTCACCCTTTAGAGTAATACCACCACCGTTAGCAGTAGTGTCTGTAGGAGTTGCTACGGAGCCAAGTTCGAGGTTCTTGTCGTCTACAGTAATTGTGGTTGAGTTAACTGTGGTTGTGGTTCCGTTAACGGTTAGGTTTCCACCAATAACAACAGCACCAGTAACATCTAGGCTGGTAAGGGTGCCTACCGAAGTCAACGACGACGCCGTAACTCCCGAGTTAAGAGTGTTTCCAGTCAGTGTTCCCGCCGCAGCAGTAACTGTAATGTCAGCAGAACCATCAAAAGCAACACCATTAATGTTGCGGGCTGTGGTTAGCGTTGCAGCCGAACCAGTGGTGTTCTGGTTAAGGGTAGGAATGTCAGCAGCAACCAGTGCACGGAATGATGGAGTTCCGTTGGAGCCGTTAGGGGCCGCTAGAACATAGTTCATGGTCTTGGTGCCGTAAGGGTTTACGGAGTCACCATACGCAGTGGCCAGCGAGATTACTGGAGTGCTAGTACCGTTGGCTACATCGATACTGCCTGATGTACCGCTAACGCTGCTTACTGTGCCGCCAGCAGTCGATAGTGCAGTCCATGCAGTGCCGTTAAAGACATAGATGGTTCCAGCGTACGACGACAACTGCCCAGCAACAGCAGTGCCAGTACCATCTGGGTTGGTAGTGCCAGTAGGAGTAGAAGCCCATCGGGCATCAATACGACCATTCAGCAACGAGTTGTTGCTGAGGTTTATGGAAGTCAAAAAGGTTTTAGCCATAATTTATCCTTAGGAAAGGTATGCAGTGCCGTACACAGGGGCGGTGAATGTGACGGTTAACTGGTCAGTATTAGTGTAGGTTATGTCACCAAAAAACTCAGTGCCAAGTGCGTTAATTACCCGAACGCTGGGGTAAAATCCAAGATTGTGGTCGATGTTCCAGACAGAAATTGAGTCATCTGGTGTGTACGTGAACGATTGTCCAGAAGGCCCTGGCTCACCAGGTTCTCCTTGCGGCCCTGTTGCTCCAGTAGGTCCTGTAGGACCTGTAGCGCCTGGCAACCCTTGTGGGCCTCGTTGCCCAGGGACACCAGGAAGTAAATTAATGTCTACAATCGGCTGCGCCTGGTCATTAGGGATACCGTAGTCAGGGTACGCTACAGGGTCCAGAATGCTTTCATCAGGCTGCTGAAGAAGATTTACATCTTTCTCAGGATAGACAGGGTATGTGGGCATTAGATAACTATCGTGCTCGAACGTGCAGTGAAGAAGTTTCCACCAATCACCTCAAGAGGAATAGTGGAGTCGTTGTCTACACGAACAGACCAATACGTGCGCTCAGCAAGTCGGAGAGTCTGGTCGTCAGTCAACGAGATAGTTGCTTCATACGTGCCATCGTCGTTATCTGTGATGACCGCATCAAACTCACGAACCACTAGTGGACTTGAACGCTGGTTAAGAAGTACCACCAAGAACGAGGCACCAGCCTCGTACTCCCAAGTAAGAGTAGTAGTGAACGCACGTCCCTGGTAAGCGGTAAGTTCTCCTGCAGTGGTTGGCCACTCAACAGGCTTGTCGCCATAAGTTGGGGCTGGCATGTCCACACGCTGTGGGTATGAGCGGTCGTCCACTTCTTGTGGCTTGTAGACAGGAATGTAGCGACCAGTAGCCTTGGAGATTCGACGGAACGAGAACACGTCAATCTTGTACATACCGACGCCAAGGTGAACACAAAGGTCACGGTACTGTGCCTGACGTGCCTGCACCATGTCCATAAGTTGGCGGTAACGCTCAGCACGAGGGATGCTCACACCATCTGGCGCAGCAATGTCAATGTCAAACGAGGCGTCAGTAGCAAGAGTGTAAAGGGCAAGAGTAACTGCGTAAATAGCGACAGGGTACTCTTCAATAGAAGGCAAGGTGGCGGCAGTTACTTTGCGGCCTAGAGAGTCCACACCACCGTTAGCGTGCTGCGACACAGCGTCCTCGACAAGGGTGGCAAGTTCAGCGTTAGTGAAGTAGCGGTAGTAAGTTCCGCTAACAGTCATCTCTGCACCATCGGCAGGGACATCCTCAGTGACTAGCACACCAGTGGATTCTTCCACGTAGCAGTTGTCGGTAATTTCCAAGCCATTCTGGTAGACGACAACGCTGGGTGCGTCTAGAGGGGCGTAGTGAAGTTTAAAACGGTTGGTGCTGCCATCGGCCACGAACTGTGTGACGAACGACTTGCCCATGTCGCCTAACTCAAGGCGAACTCTACTGACGAGAGTATCGATGCTTGCCATACATCCTCCGAAATCTTCTCTACTAATGGTCGCTTATTTAACGACTAAATACAGGGTAAAAGGAAGCCCGTCCTGCTGGTGAGGAGGGCGGGACCAGCAGAACGGGCAACTTAGCGGAGAATTACTGACGCCAGGTGTAACCTAGGCGCTCAAGGTACGCAGCCAGTTCACGAGGAACCGAGTACTTAACTCCAGCCTTAAAGGTGTAACTCTGCGGAGTACCGTTGATTACACCATAAGTCATGTCTTCAATGTCCGAGATAGTACGAATAACTACCTTGTCGTTGTTGACCGATACGCCGACTTCTTCAATCTCATCAATCAAGAGTGGAGCGTCTGGCTTCTTCGGGTCAAAAACTGCTGTCTCTAGCAGTTCTGCCTCCTGAGCACGAGAAATAGAAATCTCGTCCTTACGCTTAGCAAGTTCTTCAGCGTTCTGCTTTGCAGCCATTTCTGCTGCTCGGCCTGTCATGTCCTGAGGACTAGTTGGTTTAGTTGCCACGATGTTTGTCTTCCTGTTTGGTTATTTGTTTATTTGTTTGTGTAGGGAGCGGGGCCGAAGCCCCGCCCCCTTCACGAGGGTTTGGCTATTAGTTGGTGTAAACCTTGTTGATAGCCTGGTCAGTGATGATACCTAGACCCCAGATTGAGTACCAAGCGAGGGCGTGCTCACGACCAAAGTCAAGAACACCACCGTCACGAAGTTCAACTGGAAGCGAGATAGCGTGACCGAAAGCGTTGTCACCAATCATAATCGATTCGTAGACATCAGCCGAGTTACCAGTTGCACCAGTGAAGTAACCAGTAGCCTCAGTTGGGTTCTCTGGGTTACCACCAGTACCACGACCAGTGTTTGGAAGCACTGGAACCGAACCAGCGTTAGCAGGAGCGCCAACTAGGTCCGAGGTGGTGTAGCCAGCCTGGCCGCCAGCCAACTTCTTGACCTGAGTGGTCTCGATGAATACGACGTCGTATAGACGACCGATTTCACCTAGCATGAAGTTACCTGGAGCAGCGTACTTGGTGACTTCAATGAACTCTGGGTTCGAGCGAAGGTCACGGCTCTGCTTAGGGTGGATGAACTGGACGTAGGTCTCACCAATGCGAGGAATGTTCTTGCTCGCTAGAACAAGAGCCGAGTCCTTGATTGCACCAGTGGTCAACTTGTAGTTACCGTCAAGAGCAGCAATGCCCGAACCAACGGTACCTTCGTCGTAGTTGGTGAATGCTCCACCAGAGATGCCCGAACGGTCGTAACCGAAGGTTGCCGAAGTAGCAGCCGACAGGGTGTCACGAGCCTGAACGTCTAGGTACTGAGCCATGTGGCGACCTAGAAGACGTGAAGCCGATGCCATAACGTCGTCGAACGAAGCGTTCAGAAGCAGTTCAGAAACTGCAACTGCGTAGCCGTGCTCAGCAACGGTGATAGCAATCTGCTCTGCAGTCAGAGCGTTGGTGGTCATACGAACACCCTCGGTTAGTGGAGTTGGGTCCACCGAGAAGTTCTTGTAACGGAGGAAGTTAACACGTAGACCAGGGGCAACGCCAAGTTCAGTCTTCTTAACAGCGAACTGCTCGAAGCGTAGGATTGGCATGGCCTGGAATAGGATTTCCTTCGACCAGATGGTTTGAATAGCCTGCGATAGTTGGCTGTTCGAACCCGAGTAAGCGGTTGGAGCCGATGCGAGTTGGCTCGAACCTGTAATAGCAGATGCCATTAGGGTGTGTCCTTTCAGAGACGGTTATTTGGGAGGTTAGTTAAAAAGACCCTGACCTCGGTTGTTACTTGCCGAGCCAAGTAGTTTGGCACGGTGTTTTGCATACTCAGCCTGAGACATGTTAGCGATGGCTTCAGGGGTGAGGTTGCTTTGCGACGAGTCGTTGTCTAGGGGGCCGCTGGAAGGAATCGTAATGCGAGTTCCGACCATTTCCTTGCGAGTCTGCTGCGATGCTGCTGCAACTGATTCGAAGATTTTCTGAGAACGAGAGGTGAGGTCAGCGATGCTTTGCTCAATCTCATCCTTAGTGTTACCAGAAATTAGGTCAATAAGTTCTGGAACAATGTTGTTCCGCTCAGCCTCAAGACGCTGAGAACGGTACTGCTGAAGTTCCTGGAATTTACGTTCCTGGTCAAGAAGAGCAAAAGCCTTCTCACGCTCGGCACGTTCAGACTCTAGTTGAGCCTGCCATTCCTGTTCCTTCTTAGCAAGGAGGTCACGAACCTCAAGTTCGGCTTCCTCCTGCTTTTTACGCTCAGCGGCTGCCTCAGCCTCACGGGCTGCACGGGCTGCTTTGCGCTCGGCTTCCTTAGCCTCTCGCTCCTGCTCCTTAGAACGGAGTAGAGCAAGTTCCTCCTGCAACTTCTCCATCTGAGGGTACAACTTAGCCTTCTCCTGTGCACGAGCCTTCTGAATTGCTTCAGCGACATCGTTGGTGTTTGGCAGTAGTTCTTCCTCAGCAGCGAATGCTTCAGGGGTTTCGGTAACTTCAGTTACCTCTGGGGTGTTTTCCAAATCAGCCATAAGGCTAACCTCTTTTCATCGTCGTGGTCGTTTTCCGTATGAGTGTCACATGACCTTGTCAGTTATTACATAACAAGTTTCACTGTATAAATGAACCTTGTCTCGGTAAAAGAAAAACTTTTACCTAATCTTTGTCTACTGTCCTACGGGTAGGAACTTGAGTGCCGTAGGCACCCTGCAACAAAGAATCTCTTATCTGGTCTTCAGCAGCCAAGTTCTGCATAGCGTTCTGGTCCTGCTCAGGTGTAGCAGAGCCTTGTGTACCGCCAACACCATCGCCTAGGACTTCTCCATTACCCATCATCATTGGGTCCATAGGAGTAGCCGAACCATCAGGACCAACCATCATTCCAGTTAGGTCCATCAACTGCTTAGTAATCTGAGCCTTAACAAGGTTGACTGAGCCTTCGTGCTGAGCATCCTCGATAAGTTCCTGACGAATCTCTTCAAGTTTCTCTTCAGGGAACTCTTCGCCAAGGGCACGCAGTGCGCCTTCCTTAGACTCAAGACCCATCGACATCTTCTGCGCCAACTCGTTCAAGAGAACAATCTTGTCTAGAGGTAGCGGTGGTGGGAAGTGTGCGTAGGTTACGTACGTTAGTGGGTCGTTAGGGTCCAGTTGAGTAAGTTGACCTTGGTCAATAGGTCCATCCTCGTCTGGGTTGTAAACGAAAGTCTGTGGCTCTTTAATGGCGAGGTTAAGGAGGATTAGTTCGTTAATCTCCTGCAGACCCTTACCGTACTGAGAAATCTTCTGCGAGTAACGGTTCATCAAAGGCTGGAACTGAATCGAAAGCGCAACACCCGAAGTGTTAGAAATTGGCTGAACCTGACCCAAAGCAGTCTCTGGGATGTTCATGATTTCGTGCATCGAACGCTTCAACATCTCAAGGTACTGTAGAGCGCCCTGTAGACCTGCTCCACCGCCTTCTAGGTTGAATACCTGAGCATCCTTAGGTAGACCACCCCAAACCTTCTTAGCGCCCTTCTCGAGGTTCGAAGCCTTAGCACCAACGATAACTGTCACAGGGGCAGCGTGGTAGTTGATGATGTCGGCAACGTCAGTAGAGATTTCGTTGTACGAGCGGTTTAGGGTAATGATGTCCTGTGAATCCGACAGACCCCATGGCGAACCAGATACTGGAATGTTAGGGATGTGTACGACAGGAATCTTACCCAGTGGGTTTGGGCGGCTGTCGATAAGTTCATCGTTGATGTACTCTTCGATAATGTCATCGGTCAGAATCTCAACATAGGTAAAGACCTGACGGGTTCCTTCTAGCGAGGTTCCCCAGAAGCGGTACTTCTGCTTAAATCTGAGTAGACGGCTACGGTCATGTGGGTGGAACTCTGGGAAAGCAAACGCAGAGTTCAAAGGTAGGATACGGACACGACCTGGGTGTAGACGACCAACGCTGTCTTCCCACGCCTCTTCGTAAGCGACCTTTACAAAGCAGTCTCCAGTGATGGAACCAAGTTGCCCCATCTCAAGTAGGACACGCTGCTTGTCGTTGTCAATCTCCCAGACTCTTTCAAGTCTGTTTGGAACGATAGCGCCAGTAGCCTTTGGGCTTCGGAAGTGAACTCCGTTACCAAAAGTAAACCTGTTTAGGTAGTCGGTAAATGCACGGTAGTAGTTAAACGACATCTGCATTTCGCCCTGCTCACGGCGGTAACCCCAGTGGTGGCCAAGGTACATAGCCCAGTTGAGCGAGTAACGGTTTAGACGAGGACCGTGAACCTCAAACTCTTCGTCAGCAAGTTCTACCAGACCCAACGGAGAAATAGAAATTGTTAGGTCTGATGATGCCGCCCTATAAGAAGGAGCAGAAAAGTCAGCGAATGACATTACTTATCTCCATGTTTCTTCTTGCCCTCATCCTTTTTGTGGTCACGTGCATCGTGGTTATTGTGTGCACGCTTCTCTTTAAGTCTACGCTGATACATCTCTTGAAGTATGCGCTTACGTCGTGTGTGGTCATTGCTATCTTCAAACTTACCACCAAGTTCGATGTAGCGCTGGTGAACCCATGCACTAGCACCTGGAGATGGATAAGGATGATACTTCAGTTTAGCCTGAAAGATGACCATCGTCCAGAGTTTTTCATTTACTGGCTTTTCTGCCATTGAGTAACTCCTACGATAACCGAAAGCCTTCCCCGCACAGAGAACTCATGTACGGGGAGGGCAAACGGAATTGACTAGTCCTGAACGACAGTTGGGTTCATACGCATGGTGCGTCCACCCGAAACCAACTTGGTCTCAACAACCTGCTCAGCGTTGTTCGAGAACGAACCGTGTGCAAACTCGCCAAGGAAGGTTGGGGCTTCAATCCATGCAGCCGAACCTACGTGGGCACGCTCTGAGAGAGTCTCAGCAGCGGTCTTCTGCCATACAGGTGCGTTGCGGTTTGGGCGACCAGGAGCAGCAGCAAAGCCGCTCATGATGCCGTTCTCGAAGTCGGTTGGAACGTCAGTGTCTGTTGCTACGCCTTCTTCAAAACGTAGTGGGCCACGACGCTCTAGGTTCTCGGCAATCTTGCGCTCGTAAACCTGTGGCGACTTCTCAGGGAACTGGGGTGCTGGGGCGATACCCATAGGTACTCCTTAAAGGTTGAAATGGAAAACTCGAGTATTTCCAGTTACTAGTTTCGCTATTTAGAGGCCGTATGTCTGGCTAAAAGAAAACATTGTTAGAAACTTCTACATTCGGCATAACAAGTTCTTGAGTCAAAGAACAAGCAATAGCCAACGAGTCAACGTAGTCGTCGTGGGCGTACGCCTCTTGTGGTGCGGAAACTAGGAAGTTTGGGCCCTTGAACTGCACCTCAGCGTCAGTCATCTGCTGGTAGAACCGCTTCCAAATACGTAGGCGACGAGTCTTAGCATGTGCTGGATAACTTAAGGAGCCACGCTGGATTAGTGCCTGCAGGTGCTTGAATCTCTTAGACTGCTCCGACTGACTCGAAGTAAGGGAGACAACCTCGGCACGAGGCATCAGCACCTTAAGTCGCTGCGCTACTGCGTCACCAACACCGTTGGCATCTACACCAATAGCGAGACAGTCATAGTTGCTGAGAAAGTTAACAATCTGGTAGTACTGCTCTTCCCAGTCATCGCCCTGAAGTTCGAGCCAGTTAAGCACACGGTGGTCAAAGTAACCGAACTCATCAGGTCGGTCCCAGTCGACCCACACCACAGTCACGATAGTGGAGTCCATCTTACGGGCAGGGTCAATACCAACCACCACAGGTGTTTGGTGCCACTGCTTCACAAGTTCCTGTGAAGTATCGCCCAGTTCATCCATGACGCTTGACGTAACGAACATGCCTCGCTCAAGAAGCCACTTGCAGTTGTACGACATCTGAAACTCGTCAGAGTCCTCGCCAATACGCAGCATCTCCTTGCGAATGTGCTTACCGTAGTTAGCGTTAACTTTCTCAACCTCTTTCCAGTCCCACTGGTAGTGGTTCTGCTTTGCTTTGCGCCCAGTCTGCTTACGCTTGTTCAACTGGATAGAGCGGTAAAAGTTATTCTTCGAGGTTGTTGGGGTGCCAGTCTTAACCATGGTTCCCGCATAGTACGCCATCATCGGAGCAATAGACTTGTCCACTACAAAGTCGTCCGCTTCCTGACACTCGTCAATAACGATAAGGTGGAACGACTTCGACTCAATCTTGGCTCGAGGGTTAGCAGTCATCATGGTCATGGTGGAACCAGACTTCTTTAGTTTGATGGTCTTAGTCACACCACCAATACGTGCCGCCTGGTCGTCAATCTCAGGGTCGCCCAGAACTTCAAGGGCTCTTTCAGACGTTAGACGGTTCACAGTTCGACCAAAGAGAGTTTCAGCCTGACCCTCAGTGGGGGCAAACAGACCCACCCAAATGCCATCCTTAAAACGCCCCAGTAGGTCTGGGTACAAGGTGGCAAGTCTAGGCAGCAGCACCATTAGGGTGGCTACTGTGTCAGCGATAGTTTCAGACTTTCCTGACTGACGTGCAGCCAGGGCGGTTATTTCGGAGCCGTCATTCACGATGACAGACTCCATAACTCTTCGAGCCAAAGGCTTCTGGTACGGGTGCAGGTCGTGACCAACTAGGACAACCATGAAGTCCATGATTTTGTCCACTAGTCTGTCTACAAAGTCTTGAGTAAGTTCGTCGACTTCTTCTGCAGCGTTGAGAAGGTCAATGTTATCTTCTTCATCATCGTGCTCCTCCTGATAAAACTCAGGGGTGATTTCCTCGAATTTTTCGTAAAACTCTTCTTCGGTCATTCCCTCGTTAGTCATTAGACCTCTTCTGTAGTTCACGGACAATCGCCAACAACGCTTCAGCGCCAAGTTCCGCCTCATACAAGGCGTCAGCATTCTTGTCCCTCTGGTGGTGAGTAATCTCTTTACCGATTACGTATAGGGCGTTCTCTGCCCAAAGAATCAAATCATACGTCCCAATAGTCGAGACCCTCTTCTCGATTCGGGACTTTGGCTGGTTGCCATCCTTTTTCTTCCGAAAAATCTTCATCTGTTAGTACCCGTCCTTGCATAGCGGTATTGAGTGCGGTTTCTTCATCTGGTTGTGTTCCTGTCCATTTACCGATAACTAAAACTCGGTAAAACGGCAATCTAATCATAAGCGGTTTTGAAAGTCGGAAGGGGTATTCAATTTCTTGAGTTTCGCCACGTACAGCAAACTTCCACCCCCACTTGACTGGAAGTCTGAAGTATTGGACGAAGTGTTGTTTTCCGATGTTGTGGACCTTTGGCATTAATTAACTTGCTTTCCGATTACCTTTTGCCGATGGACGTGCTGCTGCTTTTCTAGCAGAAGTTCTAGGTTTATCTGACCTGACTCTGTTTCTAACTTCCATTGTACCCGCAGGCGACTTGCTTTGGAATAATGTAGCAGTTTGAGTAGTACGGCCCCTCTTAGGCTGACGGAAGGGCATGAGTTGGTTGGTACGGGCAACACGGTAAAGTGCGGCACGAATAGCGGGGTCGACGTTCTCCATGTCCCCAGCGTCGCCTCGAGGCTTGTTAACGAACAGTCCGTCACCAGATTGTGACTTACTGGCTTTGTTTAGCCATGGGCGACCCTTTGAATACGAGGCGTGGAAGTTAGCCCATTCACCATGGGTTACTTCGTAGTAGTTGTAGAACGTGCCATCACGGAAAACAACAGTCAGAATACCCTTGTCGCTCTCTGGGTAGTTAGGGTCTGGGCTGTATCCAGCGGCTACAGTTCTTGGTCTTTTGTAGTTTGTCGAAGAGGTTGGGATGTCCCACTGCACAACGTTGCGAGTAAAAGCGGACTCTGTGCCGTACTCGTCAGCCTGCGCCTGTGTGTAGTCTTGGCTACGGTCATACGACCTAGGGTTGTAAAACTGCCCTGAATCCTGGAACCCTTGCTCCTGGTCAGCAGCAGTAGTCTGGTCGCTGTACACTCTACCAGCCAAACGGCCAGGAGTAGTTCTGCGGTCTATAAACAACTGGGCAGGGTCACCCGTGAAGTATTTCATGAGTGCGGCAGTTTCACCACGAGAAGGGTATTTTGCGCCTCTAGGCACACCTTCATTCGCCATGACTCTCCTAAAAACAAATAGACCGTGCTACCAGTGTATCGGCAGCACGGTCTATTTAAGGGTTAATTAACTAGCGGCAGCGTAAGCAACGATAGTGATAGCGTCGCCAACCTCAACCTCGTCAGCACCAGCAGCAATCGACTGGGTCTTAACGGTACCAGCAACACCGAAGATGTTGCCTGTCTCGTTGATTCCAGTGGTGTCTGCTACGGTGAATCCAGTACCAGCAATGGTAATGGTGCTCGATGTTGCAGCAGTTACGGTCCAGGTACCAAGTGCGTACGATGGAAGGTTAACTGGAGTACCGCCGTCTGGGGTACCTGCAGCAAGAGTGACCTTGCTTCCTACTGGGTAAGCGGTGCTTGCCGAAGTGGTGTAAACAACTGCAACAGTGGCCGAAGTGGCGTTGAAGCGAGTTACGTTCTTCTTGGCGTTGGTAGCAGCCGAACCAGCAGTAACAACAAGACCTGCATCCTCAAGGATGTCGGTTGCGTTAGCAGTAGTCTCACCGATTACGCTACGAACTACGATGAAACCAGCGCCCTCTGCACCCTCAGTGTTAGGGGTGTAAAGTGGGTAGCCGTTCCAGCCTTCGTAAGCGATGCTGTGGTTGTCAAGAGTAGCGTCGAGTAGACCGCCGCCGTTCTCTTCACGGACGTCGTTTGGCTGTAGTGGGAAGTTACCCCATACAAAGTCAACGACTACGTTACCTGCGTCATCAAGCAGGTTTCCGTTTTCATTTGTTGCCATGATTTTTTCTTTCTCTAGAGTTGTGTGTTACACATTCCCCGTGCACGGGGGAAACTTATTCTTCTTCTTCACAAGTGTGACTTAGTACGTCATCCTCGTAAAGAACGTCTTCGCAGTCTCGACAGCGAAACATGCGTACGTGGTCGTATGTCTCGTGTAGCGAGTCCACCCAGACTGAGTCTTCCGCACGAGGGTTTCGTGCAAAAATCTCTGGTGGGAATGGTCCCAATGTTCTCGAATAGCCGTTAGGAACGGCGTGTCCTTGTACTGCTTCTGTGCGGATGAGCCCCATTACTCCTCCGTTGCTGGTTCCTCTACAGGAGGCTCCTCAACAACTGGCTCCTCAACAACAACTGCCTTCTTCTTAGAAGGCTTTGGCTCTTCCACTACAGGTGCAGGCACGATTAGTGGGAGTTGACCTGCATTGCGCTTAGCAATCAGGAACTTAGGTAGGTGACTCTGGCAGTAGTGGATGATGTACGAACTAGAGACCTGGTAGGTGTACAGGGCATCTCTGTTGCAGTTTACGCACTTAACCATGATTACTTAACCACCTTTGCTGCTTTAGGGGCCTTAGGTGCTGCAGGCTTGCGTCCAGCACCAGGCTTACCAGCAGCCGACAAAGCCTCCGAAGGGGCTTCGCTCTCTGTAGGCATTGCAGGGAACTGTGCGCTGCTGCGCTGAATGTCGAATCCTCCAGCAGGTTTTGCTGGCTTGCTACTTCCGCCCACCATCATTTCGTATTCCTTCTGTGAATCTGCCATGCTCTTTGCAGGTCCTGCGTTTTCAAACTGCTTGCTTGTGGCTGGGTGCAACTGTGCGGAACCGCCGCTACCACCCTCAACGTTTGGAACAACTTCGCCAGACTTGGTTTCCGAAGGGCGGCGAGTGTAGTTGATGTCGCCGTAACGCACTTCAGTGTGGTCTGCGGCATA